ATGACTTCCATTTGGGTCTATCCCAGATTGCCCACAGGGAAGAGACTTTATTCACCTATGGTCTAAGAAAGAAAGGATATCTTGTTTTGGTCGTTCCTGACGCAATTTCATGGCATCTTAAGGCCGCCGGAGGCATTCGATCTGGCTTTGCCAAGGAGATGTGGGAGCATGATGAGCGCATATTCAGGAACCTTATGACTGACAAGACTATTGTGGTCCTGAATTGCGGGATGGGGGATCATGTAGTGTTTTCCCATGTTCTCCCCGAAATTAAGAATCCAGAGGTTTTCACCTGTTATCCTGACATTATCCCCGGAAGATCAATCGCAGAAGCAATGGAATTGTACGGAAACATCGATAATTGGAACATTTATGCCAAGATGGACCAATGGGATTGGACGGATTCTCTGGAAAACGCCTTCAGGGAGATGTATCTATGATCATAATTGCCCCGTTCGCGCAAAAATTGAGAAATGGGAAGGAAAATCCCAAGAATTATCCCTATTGGGAACAACTTATCTCCCTGATAGACGAGCCAATCGTTCAGGTTGGCGTACACGGAGAGAAACAGCTCGTACCTGACTTCCGCCCCAACCTTCCAACTGGAGGGCTCACAGAGCTTCTGAATCAGTCCAAAGCATGGATATCGGTGGATTCATTTTTTCAGCATTGGGCATGGCATAACAACAAAAAAGGGGTTGTTTTGTGGTCAGTTTCGGACCCCAAGATCTTTGGGCACCCGGAAAATATCAATTTGCTGAAAAGTCGTGATTTTTTGGCAAAAAACCAATTTTTATGGTGGGAAGAGGTGCCGTATAATGCCGATAATGGCGTAGATCCTGAAGTAGCCGCGAATGCCATCAAGGGGCTCGTTTCGCCTTGAAATCATAGAAGTTTTCTAGTCTAATAGGGGGTAATTAACGGAGACCGATTATGTCCCAAACCGGCTATACCCCAATATTGATTTATGGCAGTGGCACAACTGGGCATACCCCAAGTGCCTCCAATTTAACTAGCACAGCATCTGGATCAGAATTGGCCATCAATTATTTTGATGGAATTTTGTTCTATAAAGACAATGCTGGCGTAGTTCAAATTATGGCCACAAAAGCAGCCACTTCCGGAACTTTCTCCAATGTCACCATTACTGGTGGAACGATCAATGGTACCTCTGTTGGAGCCACCACCCCGTCTACTGGCGCATTTACCACTCTTTCATCTACCAATGACGCATCTATTCATGGTTTAACTGTTGGGTTGGGTGGTGGGGCTGTAGCAAATAATACAGCTGTAGGTGTAAATGCTTTGGCATCTAATTCTACAGGAGTTAGAAATACAGCCGTAGGTAACTATGCTGGATATTCAGCAACATCTAACTACAATAGCTTTTTTGGGTATCAATCAGGTTATAGCAATACAGGGACATACAATACTGCCTTAGGGGATTCTGCCTTAAACGCATCAGGTGCTGGTTCTTATGCTGTTGCAGTAGGTCAAGGTGCTTTAAATCTTAATACATCAGGTAGCTACAATACCGCTTTAGGTGTTCAATCTCTTTACTCCAACACCACAGCCTCTAACAATACCGCTGTTGGATATCAAGCACTATATTCAAATACAACAGCATCTGACAATACAGCAATAGGTTTTGCAGCTGGTTATAGCAATACTACAGGCTCTTTAACTGCTTTGGGAACAAGCGTTCTTTATGCAAATACCACAGGTAGTGGAAATACGGGTATTGGTGGTCTTGATTTCATTAATAGTACAAACCCAGCACTTAGAAATAATACAACAGGGTCGTTTAATATTGCAGTTGGGTCAGGCGCATTAGCAAACAACACCACCGCATCTTATAATGTGGCTGTAGGTTACGCCTCTTTATATTCAAATACTACTGGGTCGGAGTCTGTTGCCGTTGGTCTGACAGCCCTATATTCCAACACTACTGGTGTAAATAATACGGCGGTAGGATTCCAGGCGGGGTATAGCAATACTACTCAAGGAAGTCTAACTGCACTGGGTTATGAAGCTGCAAAGTATACTACTGGTGCCAGATACACAGCAGTAGGTGCTTTTGCTTTGCAAGGTGGAACAAGCGCTGATGGTAGTTATAGTACTGCTGTTGGGGCATATGCTCTTACTTCAGTAACATCTGGTCAATTTAACATTGCTGTTGGCGACCAAACTCTTGGAGCTAATACAAGCGGCACATACAACACTGGCGTAGGGGCTTTAGCCTTATATAACAACACCACCGCTTCCAACAACACTGCTGTTGGTTATCAAGCTGGATACTATAATACTACTGGCGGTGTTGACGCTTTTGGTAATGCTGCGGGATTTAGTAACACAACTGGTGGCGCACTTGTTGCATTTGGCAATAGAGCTTTAACAGCCAATACCACTGGATCGGCTAATAATGCTTTTGGTGTTCTGGCATTAGGAGCAAACACCACAGGTGGTTCTAACACGGCAATGGGTCATGAATCGCTCTACTCCAACACCACCGCATATAACAATACAGCGGTAGGGTTTCAGGCGGGGTATAGTAATACTACTGGTACTCAAAATGTGTTTCTAGGCTTCCAATCTGGATATAGCGGAACAGCAGGTATGTCGGGTAATACCTGTATAGGCTACCAAGCTGGATATAATGCTAATAATAGTACGGGAAACGGAAATGTCTTAATTGGGGTTCTTGCTGGATATTTGGTCAGTTCTGGATATGGTAATACATTTGTTGGTAGCGGATATTCTTCTGCTGGCTACTATGTCACCACAGGCTCCTATAACACTATTCTCGGAGGCTACAACGGCAACCAAGGTGGCTTAGACATCCGTACTGCCTCTAACTACATTGTGCTGTCAGATGGTGCGGGGAATCCTAGAGGTGTGTTTGATGGTAATGGTAATTTCTTGGTGGGGACTACGAGCTTGATTGATGCTGGTAGAACATCAATTAGCTATTCTGCGGCAACCCAGCGTGGTATCTCAATACAGACAGATTCTACTGCAGCAACAATTCAAATTGGTTTTAGGAATCCTAATGGTGTTGTAGGTTCTATTCAGACAAGCAGTTCATCAACTTCATATCTAACATCATCAGACTACCGCCTAAAAGAAAATGTAGTGCCGATGACGGGTGCGTTAGCTACAGTCGCACAACTTAATCCCGTTACTTATGACTGGATTGCGGATAAATCTAAAGGTCAAGGCTTTATTGCCCATGAACTTCAAGCAGTAGTTCCTGATTGTGTTGTTGGTCAGAAGGATGCAGTAGATGCCGAAGGTAAACCTGTTTATCAAGGGGTGGATACTTCATTCCTTGTTGCCACGCTTACGGCTGCAATTCAAGAACTATCCGCAGAAATTACTGCACTCAAAGCACAGCTTCATACTGCTAATGTAACTGGATTTTAAGGAGAACTAAATGGACGCACCTACCGCACAACAAATCGCACAACACTACTCTGCTGCCATGGATTCGGTTAATCTGATTAACGGCGCGCAACCTACCAACATGAGTAATCAGGATTGGAAGGATTGCCTTCAGAGGAACCACGACCACTTGAATATTATGCTGGCACAGACTTATTGGACTACTGAAAATCTGCAACCCTTTAAGGATGCTGTTGCTACTTCTGCAACGGCTATTGCTGCTATTCAATAATGTCTATCATTACTGAACAAGACCCAAGACTCCCTTCGTGGCTGAACACGGTTCTAAACACGCCACCTTTTGCCATCGATGCAGCTTGGATTATCCCTGTACTGTGTATCTGTCTTGGATTCAAGCGTAATGGTTCTTGGGTATTGGGTAAGATTGGGCGTGGTCCCGGACAAGAGGTTCTATTAAGCCCTCCACCGGGCTACGATAACGGCGGTCAAATGTTCTGGAATGGGATATTTGAAGTTCGCTTTATGTTGCCATTTTATGTAAATCTGATGATTCGGTGGAGTGACAAGTCCAGTCCATCCTATTTTCAGTTTCAACTGGGCTGGAAGTTAAATGGTCGGTTTGCTTTAGCATTCCGGTTTTTAGACGATGCAAGTGCTGCTGCTGGGTCTTTGAGCCCAAATACCAACCTTGCTGGTGGTTTTAATGAGGGTACGGCATAATGGATCTAATAATTGCATTCATGGTTTTTGGGGCAATTATTTGTACAGTAATCGCCGTATTCAGTAACTTATAAGGGTAATCCGTCAGCCCATTTTGGCGGAAAAAGTGGAGATGAAAATGAACGAAATCAAATTGTCCGTAGACCTGTTGAACGCTGTAATGCAATATCTGGGTAGCCGTCCTTTCGTGGAAGTTGCTGGCTTGATTCAAGGTATTCAGCAACAAGCTTCTGCACAAGGGGCTAATCCTGAAGCAGCTCCTGCAGATCCTGCTGCTGCACCTGCAACCCCCGGGGCATAATCATGACTGAAAAATGGATCCAGAAAGCCATTCAACATAAGGGTGCTTTGCATAAAGAGCTTGGCGTTCCTGAAGGCAAAAAGATTCCCGCCAAAAAGCTGAACAAGGCTGCTGAGAAACCCGGAAAGATTGGCAAGCGAGCCCGTCTAGCCAAAACCTTGAGAGGCTTTGATTAACATGGATATGCAGCAATTCTTCAACGCAGCGTTGGGTCTTGCTGCATTCTTTGGCGGATGGATTCTGAACACCATTTCAAACAAGATTGAACGCTTGGATGAAGATGTAAGAGCGATGCCGATTAACTATGTAGCAAAAGAAGATTACCGAAGAGATATTGACGAGATCAAAGACATTTGCCGTCAAATCTTTGATAAATTGGATGACAAGGCTGATAAATGAAACCATGGATCAGCCCGGAATACCTGAAAAAGGCGTTGAAGTCCCGGACGGTATGGTTCGGGATGGCGATTTCAGGTCTTGGCTTTATTCAGTCTATTGTGTACGAATTTCCCGTGAGTCCTGCGATTCAGGGGGTGATTGGAGTTATATTGGGTGCAGCGATCGTTCTTTTGAGAATGGACACGGACGATGCCATTGACGACAAATAGAGTAAAAGCTGGAGCATTAGCATTTTCTGCGACAGCCCTTATCACTCTGGCAGTCAATGAAGGCTTCTCTGATCATGCGTATATCCCTGTAAAGGGAGACGTTCCAACGATCGGATACGGCACTACGGAAGGCGTTAAACTTGGGGATAGAACTACCCCAATTGAGGCTCTGAAGGCATTAAATAGAGATGTTGCTACATATGAAAATGACATCAAAAAATGCATCAAAGTTCCCATTTCTCAAAATGAGTTTGATGCTTATGTCGATTTCGCTTATAACGTGGGACCGGGGGCTTTTTGCCATTCAACTCTCGTTAGACTGCTCAATGCAGGACAATATACCAACGCTTGTAAGGAATTGCTTCATTGGAATCGGTTTCATGGGCGTGTTTTAGAAGGATTAGTTAGGCGCAGGCACGAAGAATACGATACCTGTATGGGGGTGAGAATTGTTTAACGTATATTGGACTTCAATAATCGGATTATTGGGATTGTTTATTGGTTTGGTTACTGGGTATGAGTTTGAAGCTTCTCGATATCAATCCTATAAGCAATCTGTAATCATTGCGCAGAAAGTTTCAGAAAGTGTAACTTTGCGCAAAGAGGCTGAGGCTCAACAGACAACCAAGGAGATTAGTGATGCGTATCAGCATGACATTTCTGTTATTCGTAGCTTTTATGACAAGCGGTTGCAGCACGACTCCAGTGGCATCAAGTTGCCCAAAATTTCCGTCACCCCCTCCGGAGTTGATGAAATCTCCTCCGACCAAGGACTTATTGGACGCTGCGCTGAAACGACCCTGATGTTGGTAGACCTGCAAGACTGGGTACGATTCCAGCAAAAATTGGATAATGAAAAATGACAGATAGTTTTGTATTGACCTATGACACCCTGACGGCTACCGTTCTCCAATATCTGGAGCGGTCGGATCAGGCTACTATCAATGCTATCCCGACCTTTATCACTCTGGCAGAGTTTGAGATTGCCCAGCAAGTAAAGACGTTGGGTCAATTGCAGGTAGCAGAAACGAATTTGTCTGTCGGTAATCCGCTGATGCAAAAGCCGGCTAGGTGGCGTAAGACCGTATCAATGAATTTGATTGCAAATGGCAAGCGTCAGCCGATCCTGTTGCGTAAATACGAATATCTGACCAATTATTGGCAAGACAATACTCAGACCGCACAGCCTCTGTATTATGCTGATACTGACTGGGATCATTGGTATTTGGCTCCCACTCCAGATCAGAATTACGCCATGGAGGTGCTGTACTATGATCGTCTAGAGCCACTGAGTTCTGCCAACCAGACCAACTGGATTACTCAGAATGCACCCAATGCGATGCTGTTCGGAACCCTGCTTCAAGCAATGCCGTTCCTGAAGAATGATCAGCGTCAGATTTTCCAACAAAAATACACCGAGGCTATCCAGTCTCTGAAGGCCGAAGACGTTTCTCGTGTTGGAGATCGTCAGGCTGTAGCAGTTGATAGCTAAAAGGAATTAACATGACTTCATACACCAATCCTTATACCGGCCAAACGATTAACCCATCTCAGGTTGGGTATGAAAGTTTGTCTATCAGTTCCAACACTCAATTGGAATGGCCTATCAATGGTAACCTAAACACTCCAATTGCCAATATCATGGATATTGTGGCAACCACTACTGGATTGAGTGTGTTGATGCCTAGCGCCATGTCTGCTTCGGTTGGCGCTTCATTCCTTGTTCGGAACACCGGATCCAATTCGTTCACGGTCACCGATGAAAGCTTGAATCAGATTGTTGTAGTGGCCCCCGGGATCGTTCAGTTTGTTTATTTGACCAACAATACTACTACAAATGGATCATGGGAAACGGTGCAATTTGGCGCTTCTGTTGCTGCCGCCAATGCAACTGCTTTGGCTGGAAATGGGCTCCTTGCAATCGGAACTGAACTCAATACAGCAACGCAAGTTTATTTAGTGTCATCCGATTATGCGATGACCGCAAATGACCGATCTTCATTTTATGTGTGGAATGGGGGTACTGGATTCATTACTTTGCCATCATCTAGCTCCGTTGGAGCTGAGTGGTACACCATCATTAAAAATGATGGAACTGGTATTTTAACCATTAACCCTTCTGGATCGGATACGATTGATGGACAGCCAAACTTTCAATTGCAAATTGGCGAATCTTTTGTAGTTGTTACCAATGGATCAAATTTTTATAGTTATGCTTACGGTCGTTCTGCAACATTCTTTTTCACCCAGTTGTTACTGACCGTAACTGGCGGCACCGTAACCCTTACTTCTTCTCAAGCATCAAATGTAATTCAAGAGTATCAAGGCGTATTGACCTCAAACTGTACAATAATCTTGCCGTCAACTGTTCAATTATATTCATTGAAAAATAATACTACTGGAGCGTTTACATTAACCTTCCAGACTATTGCCGTTGGTGGAACTACTATCACTTTGCCGCAGGGGCAAACTGTTTTGGCAATTTGTGATGGCATTAACGTATATAACGCACAAACATCAACAACAAGCACTTTTACGAAAGTTCAAGTAGGAAACGGATCGTCTTCCGCTCCCTCTTATACTTTCACAAGTGACTTGGCTACAGGATTATATTTAGTCTCTACAAGTACGTTGGGGTTTGCTGCCGGAGGTAATTCTTTGGGATCTATGAGCCCAAGCGGGCTGATGCTTCCTGTGGGGATCAATGGAGGATCGTTTTAAGTGACTACAAAAGTTGTATCACTTACGATTCCACCCGGTATCCAGCGTGATGGAACTATGCTGGCCGCTCCCAGTTATGTGGATGGTCAATGGTGTCGTTTTCAATATGGACGCCCTAGAAAGATGGGTGGCTATACCGCATCCTTCTTGAATGCTCCCGGAGTAAGTCGCGGGATGACCATGACATCCATTAACGGAACGAACTATGTAATTTCTGGCGATAATACTGGGGTATATCAATGGCAGACTGATAATGATGATGCCATCGGTAGTGGCCCTTATCCTTATACGATCAGCGGATCCCCGCAGATTGACAGTAATACTTTGTGGCAATTTGATATCGGATACGACCCTTATGGGACGGGAAACAACAATCTGATTGCCCATCCGGGAGAGAACCTCAATGATATTACTTCTGCTGTCAATTCTCGTCCTGTGCTGGGTGCTATTACAGGAAACACTCTCTCCCCGGTTGGCGTATTTACTGCAGTTGGTACTACTACTTCTGGGTCTCCAAATGTTACTTTTGCCACCACAGTTATTCAAATTGGAGCCGGGGTATCAGTCAGTGGAACAGGTATACCTTCGGGAACTACCGTCCAGTCGGCCTCAGTAGTAAGCGGTGTTTGGACTGCCGTATTGAGTCAGAACGCAACGGCTTCAGGAACGGTTACGCTGACGTTTGACAACAATATCTCAGTATCCGGTGGGGTAGTGATGCTCTACCCCTATCTGTTTGTCTACGGCAATTATGGCTTGATTCAGAACTGTTCTGCAGGTGACTTCAATAATTGGACGTCTGCGGATTCCAATGCAAATAATGTAGCTTCCACCAAAGTGGTGAAAGGATTGCCATTGCGAGGTGGTAGCAATTCTCCCGCAGGCCTATTCTGGACTCTGGATTCTGTGATTCGGGTGACATATAACCCTGTGGCCGTAGGAACCTCTGAGATCTATTGGAACTATGACCTTTTGACCCAGCAATCCTCTATTCTATCCAGTTCGTCAGTGATTGAGTATGACGGAATGTTCTTCTGGGCAGGGGTAGACCGATTCCTGATGTATAACGGCGTGGTGCAAGAAGTTCCAAATACCCAGAATACCAACTGGTTTTTTGACAATCTGAACTATGATCAGCGCCAGAAAGTATGGGTATCAAAAGTGCCTCGCTGGGGTGAAATCTGGTGGTTCTATCCGCGCGGGGATGCCACTGAATGCACTGATGCAATCATCTACAATGTACGACTGCAGTGCTGGTATGACGCAGGTCAGGCTATGGGCGCCCGTAGGTCTGCTGGGGTGTTCTCTGAAGTATTCCGCCGACCTATCTGGTCTGGATACGATCAGAACGGGACCACTAACTATACTTTATGGCAGCATGAATACGGCACCAACCAGATCTATACGAACAAAGTAGATGCCATTCCATCGTATTTCGAGACCAATATCATTGGATCTGAGATGGGATTGGTGGGTGACGCCAAACAGCCGGGCGACAATCTCTGGACCCGATGCGAGCGGATTGAGCCGGATTTTGTGCAGAGCGGTCAGATGAGCGTCATTGTGACTGGTAAGGGGTATGCGGATGATACAGATAATCCATCAAATCCCTATGTTTTTGACCCAAGTACGCTTAAAATAGACATGAAAGAGCAACGCCGGGAAATGCGCCTTCGGTTCACCAGCAACACCCAGAATGGCGATTATTTCTTGGGCAAGGTTCTTTTGAGTCTTGAAACCGGCGATATCCGTGGTACTGGTAATCCGTAATGGTCACATATGACCCTCGCGGAATGACATGGGATCAGTACAACAGCCTGATGATTGAGCTGTTTTCTACGAATCCTTTGCCAAAGGTAGCAGAAAGTCAGTGGAAAATGTTTGTAAATGAAATGGCTAAATTGCCATATTTTTTAAAATCGGGGATCCCAATGTCGTCAGCCTATTCTGAATGGCAGGATTGGGCGAAAGCGATGATGGGAATATTAAATGTTACGAGGAGATGATTGTGGACTTTTTGGAGTTACTAAATAAAGTAGCTAGGCTTAACATCCCAGATTACCAAGACTTTACTCCAATTAATAATGTAGAAGTAATGTTTCGTGATACAGAATTGGATTCGCTGGGTGTGATATTGGTTACCATGTATATAGCAGAAATATATGGCATACCTGAAAATGTGTCTAAAGAGTTTAACCCTGCTGCTGTATGTGATTTGATAAGTTTTGTGGAAAACCATAAAACGCGCTCTCCAGAATCTGTGGAAGAAGCGATGGGGTGGATATGATTTTCCTCAGAGATTACAGGATTGCATATACCACAGACACGGAATTAATTGATGATATTCAATTCCCGCAACAAGTTCATTGGTTTCCGGAAACATATGATAAGGTTAAAACCGGATTATTTTATCCTCCGCACCGTATGGCGGAAAAAGTATTAGATTCTTCTCTGGTAAAAGACATTAGAGAAAATAGGGTTAAAAAGCAGGCATTTATATTGGCTTCTGGTAATGCTAATTTTGCTGGCGTTCCAACAAAACATTACGACAATAGGCTAGATTATGAATACAAGTCTTTGGCACTAAGTTTAACTAATGTTTATGCGGGAAGAATTGCACAGGCTTTTGGCAACATAGACCATATTATGACTGATGCCAGTGCTTGTGCTAGTAGCTTAAAAGTAATGATGGATGTACAAACTTTAATTGAATTTTATGGATTTAATCGAATTATAGTTTTATCTGTTGAAGACCAGATTAACAATGCCATTTTGCAGTTCTTTGGCGAGACTGGCGCTTCTTTGACATGGAAGCAGGAGCAGGACGGATTATTGCCATCCGCATTTGATAATGTAAATGGCGGGTTTCGTTTGGGTCAGGGTGCTGTGTTAGCGGTCTTTGAAGATGAGCAGACTATGTTATCAAGATCCGCGTCACCCAAAGCAAGACTCTTGGGCGCATCTAGCGGAAGTGAACCATGTACGAACGCTATTGGCCAGAGAGAAGATGGGCAGGGATTTGCAAATGCAATTAAAGGTGCGTTACATAACGCAGAACTTGATGCAGACGATATTGCGATCATAAAGACTCATGGAACTGGAACCCGATCTAACAATTGTTCTGAAAAGTCTGGAATTGAGTCTGTGTTTAAAGATTTTATTGCCACCTCGTATAAACCAAGAATTGGTCATACCATGGGGGCAAGTGGTTTGCTTGAAACGTGTTTGTTGATCGAGGATTTGAATAAAGGAATTGTTCCTAAAATCCTGAATCGTAGTAATGTTGATGACAGATATCTGTCTGAAGATATCACGAACCCCGGCGGAAAAATTATGAGTCTTGCCGCTGGAATGGGAAATATTTATGCAGCAGCGGTCTTTGATGTGGAGTGTCTTAGATGATAGTAGATTCAAAAACTCATGTATTGAACTCTGGGCAAATCATCCTGAGCTTTCTTCAGGAAAAGCCCAGTGGTCATCCTACTCAAGTAATGTTGCCGGCTATCATTGCGGAATTAAATCATCCGGGCGTGGAAACCAAACAATTTGGAAATACATTGTTTGAATTGATTGCTGGAAAAGAAAGCAATGCATTTTTCAAGGCATTTAATGCTGACACTGCGGCTAATTTTATAAACAATTCAAAATTGTTTTTAGTGTGGGCAAAGCACGCAAAAGGTATGAAGAACTTGGTTACACAGTATTCAGATTCTTCTATTACAAGAATTGCTCAGGCCATTCAAATGCACCCCCCCATGCCGGGGATTACCGCCAAATTGCAACACCTGCAAAATGGCCAAACAAGACTAATTATCAATTTGGGGAGATAACATGGGCGGCGTTGTAAGTGCCATTGCTTGTGCAGTATGCTCTGTAGTTTCTACAGTTGGCTGTGCTGTATGTCAGGTTGCCAGTACTGCTGGTCAGGTGATTCAGCAGGCTGTGCAAAATCCAGTTCAGACGTTGGCGGATGTTGCGGCTGTGGCTACAGGGAATCCGGAGTTAGTTCCAGTAATCAACGGAGCTTCTACCGCCATCAATACTGGTTGTATTGGGGCTGGAATTGTCAGTGCGGGGGCATCTCTTGCTGGATCAACCGTAGGGGCTTGTGTTGCCAGTTCCGTAGGATGCGTCACAGGATGCGCAACTGCCGGCCAGATTGCTGGTAAAGCAGCGTCTGGTGCAACCTCTGCTGGATTACAAGGAGGCAACATCATAACTGGAGCCGCGACAGGAGCTTTGTCTGGTGCGGAAAATGCCGCATTGGCCCCAGTAAATCAGGCGATTAACTCGACCATTAAATGCTGTATCGTGAACCCCATTTCTTCTGCTATTAGCGGGAATCCTACTGGATCTGCTGCAGATACGACTGCTGGGGCATTGCCGTCAGGGACTGCAGTATTGCCATCTGGAGCTGCATTAACTCCTGAAGCCGCGGCTGCATTATGTAATGCAAATTTATTGGGTACGGTGGCTCAGTCAAATACCGCACCTTCTTCATCCTTGGCGTCTACCGATACTGGATCGCAAACTAATGCAGTCCTTCCTTCTGGTGCTGTTTTAACCCCTGAGGCTGCAACTGCTTTGTGCAATGCAGGCGCATTAGCAAGCGTAGTTTCTGCAAATTCATGCACTGGGCTAAATATCAACCCTAATGTAAATGTGGCAGGATTGCTTCCATCTGCATCTTCAGTAGTTAAGAGTCTCACTGGAGCTTCTAGTGGAACTGCAAATCCATCTACAACGTCTTCAAACACTTCTACCACCGGATCGTCTGGGAATACAGCATCTACTACCGGAACAACCAGCGGAACTCAAACTTCCTCCCAAACATCGAAAGCGGGAATCGGGGTGCCTTGGCTGACGCAAGCTCCTGATGCATTAACTTTTAACGCAGGAGCTAAAAATCAATTGAGCAATCCTTTTGCAGATAACA